TGTAAATAAAGAAAAACAATCAATCTGCAGGATTGAGATCAATCCAGTAGAAAATGAAATCCATTTGCTTGATTAGTTGGGATGGTTGGCCATAAGTGTTGTTTGTCTTCTTCAGAACGAGTTCGAAGATCGAAGTTCTGTAAAAAGGTTTCCGTAAATGAAGGGAAACTTTGAGCACTTAAGGGTTTCCAGCGAAATTCAGCCCACGGATTGTGAGTTGCTGCCGGGTTCCTTTCAGGATAGTCCGGAGTTACTTTCCACTGAGTTGTCAAAAATGTGAAAAGCTCGACGCAAGTATTGTATACTTCGCGGCTTGTTCCCATCGCTGCTTGAGCTATTCCAACAGCGGCTGCTGCTGTAGTCTCTGCAGTTCTTGGACGTTCAGGGTAGAGTAGATGTGCTAGAAGTTCGGCTGCTGGTCGTTGAGCGATTCCAGATTTATTGCCATATGATAGAACTTCCACGTCATCTGTCGTACCGAGAGAGGTCTTCTCGACGGACAAGTCTGCGTTGAAACGTTCTTTTGCTTCTGAGCTTAGTTTTTGAAGAAATAAGTCTTTCTGAACATTTTCGGGAAAAGAGGTTACTGAATCGTCACCTTGAAAGAGTGCGATGAAAGATTTGGAGAGTATGTTGATGCCACTTGCTGATAGTGAGGTGAGCAAGTAAACACAATTGACGAAGGAGTCAAGGAGCTGTGTCTGTTGGAAACCGGATGCGATTCCGTTGAATTTCCAGCTGTACATATTTCCTGATTCTGCCTTAATCGGTGTGTGCTTGATGGCGTGTGTCATCCAATCCCATAGGTTTTGGATTCTCCATTCTTCTGTCTCTGATTGACTGTAGTCGTGAGTGTCAGATTTTGAAGGCTCGTAGCCTTGGTCAAAATCGAACCATGATCGCCAAATTTGGTGAACATCGTCGATTACTTCGTGAAGGGCTTTATGATCGAAGCCGCTCCAGTCTGCTGATAGGACCGTGTTGTTTCTGAACTTAGATAGATAGCCTTGTAGTTTCATCCATCCTCCTCGGATTGTTTCGAAACCCCAGAGCATAGCCTTTTTCGAGGTCTTCTCGTTAAGGTACTCTTTTTGTAGGTTCCAGATGAACATGTTTTCGACCATTAGTAGTAGTTTTGGTACTCCAAAAACGGCGCGAATCTTGTCTGGCTTGTCTTCTTTGACTAAGTGTGATCTAGAGTGCAAGGTAGTGTATTCATAAGGTACGGGTTGACCGTCCTTCCAAAAGGGAGCTTCGCCGTTCTTGATTTGGTGAACGTGAGTGCGATTCTCATGAAAGATCTCGTTGTAAAGATTGTGAAATGAAATTCTTCCGTCTTCTATTTCTCCTTCTGCCTGCTTTTGTCTAACATATTCTGCCCATTGTTTGGACTCGAGATACGGCGCTTCTGCGGAAACGCTAAGACTCCAGGGATAGTATCGGAGATCAGGGAAAGCGATTGGCTTCAGTCGTCTTGTAGGACGAAAGATTGATTCAGTGACCTTGAGGGCTCTTCGATAGTGAAGGTCTCTCTTAACCGGGTGGTAAGGTTGATCAGTCTTGAGGAAGTCAGTTTCACCGCTGCGAGGATCTGTTTTGCTTCGACGATAACCATGAATGGCTTGTCTAGCTAGTTCCTGTGTGCAACATTTGTGAATTGCTTTCTTGATGGTAGATTCAAGTACTTTCTGCTGACGA